TCCCCGTGGGTGGTCAACGCCTCGCAGATGAAGGCGATCCAGGAGAGCGTGTACGAGTATTTCGGCGTGAACGAGGACGTGCTGACGAACAAGGCGTACGGCGACGCGTGGTCCGCGTTCTATGAGGGCGCGATCGAGCCGTTCGCTATCCAGTTCTCGGAGGTCATGACGAAGATGCTGTTCACGCTGCGAGAGCAGACGGAGGGCAACGAGGTCATGGCCACGGCGAACCGGCTGCAGTACTTGAGCAACAGCGAGAAGCTGAACGTGTCCTCGCAGATGCTTGACCGCGGGATCATGAGCATCAACGACGTGCGCGAGATTTGGAACCTGCCGCCGGTGGAGGGCGGTGACGCGCGGATCGTGCGCGGCGAATATTACAACGCAGACCAGAAAATCACGGAGGTGAACGACGATGACGAAACAGGATCGTGAATATAGGAGCATGGAGCTCCGGATAGTAAGACCAGAGGAGGGCGAGCAGCCTTCCTTTTTTGTTGAGGGCTATGCCTCGACCTTTTCGCCGTACGTGCTGATGACGGTGGACGGGGTGGACTACTCCGAACGCATCGAGCCGACGGCTTTCGAAGGCGCTGACATGAGCGACGTGGTGTTCCGGGTGGACCATATCGGCCCGGTGTACGCACGCACGTCCGCCGGCACGCTGTCCGTATGGACGGACGAGCACGGACTGGCACAGCGCACGGACTTGAGTAAAACGCAGAGGGCGCGGGACCTGTTCGCCGACATTGAGGCGGGCAACTATCCGCAGATGTCCTTCGCGTTTACTGTCGCCGAGGATCACTACGACAAGGCGACGCATACAAGGATCATCGACCGGATCGCGAAGGTGTTCGACGTCTCGCCTGTCGTGTTCCCGGCCAATCCTGCCACGGAGTTGTCTGTATCTACGCGCGACTATTTCGACGGAGTGATCGAGATGGAGAAGGCGGAGCGACTGGAGCGCGAGAGGAGAGAACGCCAGAAACAGAAAATACGCATTTTAACGGAGGTCTAATCAATGGAACTCAAAGAAATGACGGTCGAACAGCTCGAAGAGAGAATGGCAGCCATCCCCACGGAACTTGACAACGAGGAAGCCGATCTCGACGCGCTGGAAGCCGAAGCCAGAAGTATCAAAGAAGAGCTCGAAGCCCGCAAGGCCGAGGAAGCGCAGAAGGCCGAGATCAGGTCCGCTGTCGCTGCCGGTCAGGGAGTGGTTGTCGAGACAGTCAAAACAGAGGAGAGAAAAGAAATGAACGAAGTTGAAATCAGAAACAGCCAGGAATACATCAACGCCTATGCCGAGTACATGAAGACGGAAGATCCTACCGAGTGCCGTGCGCTTCTGAGCGAGAACGTCTCCGGCGTGGTCGCGGTCCCCGATCTGGTCTATGACATCGTCAAGACCGCATGGGAGAAGGAAGGCATCATGAGCCGCGTACGCAAAGCCTACATGCAGGGCAACGTAAAGATCGGTTTCGAAATCGCTGCGAGCGGCGCTGTCGCCCACACCGAAGGTGGAACCGCTGTTGACGAAGAGGGTCTGGTCCTCTGCATCGTCAACCTTGTCCCGGTCAGCATCAAGAAGTGGGTCAGCGTATCTGACGAAGTTCTTGACCTGCGCGGTGAAGCGTTCCTGCGTTACATCTACGACGAAGTCGCCTATCGCATCGCGAAGAAGGCCGCCGACATGCTGGTCGCGAAGATCAACGCCTGCGGTACCGTCTCCACGACCGACGCTCCGAGCGTCCCGACCGTGAAGGCCACCGTATCTGTCGGTGCTATCGCGAGTGCTATCGGCGCTCTGTCCGATGAGGCTGCGAACCCTGTCGCGATCATGAACAAGCAGACGTGGGCCGGCTTCAAGGCCGCTTCCTACTCCGGAAGTTTCGCCGCTGATCCGTTCGAGGGTCTGCCGGTCGTGTTCAACAACACGATGCCGACCTATGCGGCTGCTGCTACCGGCGCTGCTTTCGCCATCGTTGGCGACCTTGACCAGGGCGCTCTGGCGAACTTCCCGGGCGGCGAAGCGATCGAGATGAAGTACGACGACAAGACGCTCATGACGCAGGACCTTGTCCGCATCCTTGGCCGTCAGTATGTCGGTCTCGGCGTTGTTGCGCCTGACGCGTTCGTCAAACTGGTGAAATAATTTACCAACTTAAAAAAAGACTGGAGGGCAACATGAAAACATTGATAGCTGTTCCGTGCATGGATCAGCTCCCGGCACGCTTTGCGCAATCCCTGACCATGCTGAGACTGGTCGGGGACTGTGCGGTGTCGTTCCAGATCGGGAGCCTGGTCTACAACAGCCGCAACGAGCTGGCGAAGCGGGCGATCCAGATGGACGCGGACTACGTGCTGTGGCTTGACAGCGACATGATCTTCGAGCCGGACCTGTTGGAGCGTATGCACGCGCGGATGGCCGAGGACAACCTCGACTTCCTGACGGGCCTATGCTTCCGGCGCACACACCCGTACACGCCCGCGCTGTTCGACAAACTCGACTACAAGAAGGGCGTGGTGCTGTGGACCGACTACGCGAACCAGCTGATCCCGAACACACCGTTCGAGGTGGCCGCGTGCGGGTTTGCCGCGGTGCTGATGAAGACGGAGGTCATCATGAGCGTGCAGGCGAAGCATAATGACATGTTCACGCCGATGAACCGAACGGGCGAGGACCTGTCGTTCTGCTGGCGTGCTCGCGACTGTGGTTTCCGTATCGTCTGCGACCCTGCGATCGAGCTCGGGCATCTCGGCTACACCGTCATCACGCGGGAGTTCTATGAAGCATACAAGGGGACGGCGAACAAATAGTTCAGGAGGAAACACTATGGTTACAATCAATATCCCGGGGCGGGCGTACGAGTACGAGTACAAGGGCCTGTCCACGGACCCAAAACCTACCGACTGCGCTGAGAACTCCCTGTTCCTCGAACTGGACACGGGCGACTTCTACTATTTCACGGGCGACTCGTGGATGAAAGTCGGGGGTGATTCATAATGGGCAGTTTTTATGATTTACTACTTGCCTCCAAGCTCTCCGGCGGTGGCGGTGGTGGCGGTACCGATTACCTACAACAAAAGGTTGAGGGTACGCTTACCGTATACCGAAATGACAACATCACCAGCATTGTAGGCAAAGCTTTTGCTTCGTTTTCTTCAATGGAGGAGGTATATGTTCACAACATAACCACAATGGCTGGAAACTCATGGTTTGACGGATGCTCAAAACTCAAAAGCATAGCCTTGCCGAAGTATACCGGGGGGCTCGGATCTGCTGCTTTCCAAGGATGTAGCTCGCTTGCAAGTGCAGACTTTGCTTGCTCCGGAATGAATGGAACGGTATTTAATAACGCCGCTTCGCTGTCTGTGATAGTGTTGCGGCGCACATCCCTTGTGTCGCTTGGTGGCACAAATGTCTTTAGCGGCACACCATTCAAGAGCGGGGGCACAGGCGGAGAAATCTATATCCCTAAATCGTTATACGACCATCTTGGAGATGGAACGGCAAACGATTACAAGGCTGCGAGCAACTGGAGCACTATCAACGGTTACGGCACCATCACATGGAAAGCCATCGAGGGCAGTTACTATGAAACACACTACGCAGACGGCACACCGATCAGCGCATAGGAAAGGAGGAAGTCATGGCTATTATTCAAGAACATTTTGACGTGAACGGCGTGGACTTCATCCGCACTTATTCCGATGCCGGTAGGTATGTCCACGGCGGAGTGCCGGAGGCTGACTATGAGGAGGCTTGCGATCCGGCAGAGCTTGGCAGAACCTACACCGAGGCCGGTGTCATCCCTTATACGGACGATGACTATGCCGAGGCCGGTAGAATCTTGATGGGGGTGGAAGAATGAGCATATTAGAAAGAGCGAGACACCTCCGGGCAACTATCGAGGGCCTTGCCACGGCGCTGGACGATGACCACGCAGCCAAGAACGCCGAGCTGTTCCATGTTTGGGAGGTCGGCGTACAGTACGAGGTCGGCGACCGCAGACGCTACGACGGTATCCTGTGGAAGTGCCTACAGGCGCACAAGTCCCGCGACAACTGGAAACCGTCCGAGGCTTCAAGCCTTTGGGCGAAGGTACTGATCCCTGACCCGTCTGTCATTCCGGAATGGGAGCAGCCGAGCAGCACGAACCCGTACATGAAGGGAGACAAGGTCAAGCACAACGGCAAGACATGGGTGTCTGATGTGGACAACAACGTATGGGAGCCGGGTGTGTACGGTTGGAGTGAGGTGAGTGAGTAATGGCATCAGCAGATCTGATTACCAAGTGCAAGCTCTCGCAGCGCATCGTGACGACCGCGTTCGACGAGGAGATAGGCGGCCTGCTTGACGCGGCTATGCTCGATATGGGCGTGGCGGGTGTCGAGGTCCCGTCCTCGCTCGACGCGCTTGTCGAGACGGCGGCGTTCACGTATGTGAAGTGCCACTTCGGCCAGCCCGACGACTACGACCGGCTGAAGAAGTCATACGACGAGCAGAAGGCGCAGCTCTCCATGTGCACCGGCTACACGAACTGGGGTGGTGCCAATGGATAGGAGCGACGTCATCAAACTGATCGGTAGGACCTTCACACGCGACGACAACGGCGTACAGCAGGCGACGGAAGTGCCGAAGGAAGTGTTCTGTCAGGTCGACAGCATCCAGCGCAACGAGTTCTTCGAGGCGGGCCGGAACGGCCTGAACCCAGAGTACAAGTTCACGATGTTCTTCGGCGACTACAACGGCGAGAAGGTCGTGGAGTACAACGGCGAGCGGTACGCGGTGTACCGTCAGTACCACGGCAGGACGGACACGATCGAACTGTACGTCCAGAGGGAAGGTGGCACGAATGGCGACGAAAGTGAAGCCTGACGAACTGCAACGCGCAGTTATGGCTGCCCTTAAGAATTATTCTGGAAATGTGAATGACGCTGTGCGTGAGTCTGTTGTTGAGATTGTCAAGTGGGGCAAGAAGGCTGTCAGCGAAGAGGCAAGGAGAAATTTCAAAGGAACGCGTTATGCAAGTGGGTGGACATCTCTTGTAGAGACCGGCCGTCTATCAGCGCAAGGAACTGTATATAATCAAGCCGTTCCAGGTCTTCCGCATCTCCTTGAACACGGCCATGCAAAACGCGGCGGCGGACGAGTCGCTGGCAGAATCCATATTGCACCAGTAAACGATCAAATGATAGAAATGGTTTACTCTGCACTTAATACGCGTATAGGAAGAATAGTTCAAGGATAGCGAGGCAAAACCATGACAACTAAAGAAGTGGCCAGTATGGTCAACGAAATTGGGGTACCGTCAGCGTATTACCAGTTCAGGGAAGGCACAGGACAGCAGCCGCCGTTCGTGTGCTTTTTCTTTTCCGGCGATAACGACATGAAGGCGGACGACTCCAACTACGCAAAAATCGAGCGCCTTGTCATCGAGGTCTACACGGCGAACAAGGACTTCACGCTCGAATCAACCGTCGAGAGCGTCCTCGCCAGCCACGGCATGGTCTGGGAACGCGACGAGACGCACCTCGGCGACGAGGATATGTACGAAATTATCTATCAGATGGACGTGGTACTCACGCCCGAAGAAAACACGGAGGATTAACAAATGTCAGCTAACAAGATTAAATTCGGTCTGAAAAATGTCCACTATGCGGTCATCACCGAAACTATCACGAGCGGCGTCATCAGCATCTCCTACGGCACACCGTACGCATGGCCCGGAGCCGTTTCTATGAGCCTTGACGCGGAAGGCGACAGTTCCACGTTCTACGCGGACAACATCCCGTACTTCCAGCAGTTCGCGAACAACGGCTATTCCGGCACGTTCGAGTCGGCCGTCATCCCGGAAGACTTCGCGAAGAACGTCCTGTGCGAGGACACGAGCGGCACCTACCTGCTCGAGGACGCGGACGCTGTAACGAAGAACTTCGCGCTGGGCTTCCAGATCGAAGGCGACCAGACGGAGACGCTGTTCTGGTACTACTACTGCACGGCTTCCAGACCGTCCACAGAGGCGAGCACGAAGGAAGAGTCCATCGAGCCGAAGACCGACTCGGTCAGCTTCACTGCTGCGCCTCGTCCGGACAACGGATATGTACGTGTACGTACGACCTCTTCGTCCACGGACGGCGAGCGTGCTGCATGGTTCAGCGCTGTCGTCGAACCGTTCGCCGCGACAACTTAATAACCGCAGACAGGGGTCGGGTAACACCGGCTCCTGTTTTTTGCATTGAAAAAGACTGGAGGATGACATGGTAAAGACAATCAATATCGACGGGCGTGAACTGACGCTCAAGGCCACGGGCCTGACCCCGATCAAGTACGCGAACGAGTACTCGGGCGAGGACATGATCGTGGAGATGCAGAAGCTGATGGCGGCGAACAAGAGCGAGGACGTGATCCCGCCGGGTCTGTTGACGGTACTGGCGAAGACTGCGTTCATCATGGCACGGGACGGGACTCCGGAGCTTGAGCAGAACACCTGGGAGGAGTTCCTGGACAGCTTCGACCTGCTCCCGATCTATGACCTGCTCCCGGTCGTCATCGAGCTGTGGGGCAAGAACACGAAGAGCACGTCTGTGAGAAAAAAAGCCAGCGGGCAATAGACAGGGAGTACAACACGGCTTTGTACCTGCTCCGTTGTAAGCAGGTCGGCCTGTCTGTTGCCGAGCTGGACATGTTGACAATGGGAATGATCAACGACGTCTTTATAGAGGCGTCGAACGACGAATACGACTACGCGGAAATCGCGACACAGGAAGATATAGACAGGTTATAGCATTATGGCCGGAAGGAATATCAAGGGCATCACCATCGAGATCGGTGGCGATACCACAAAACTGGATAAAGCCCTAAAGGGCGTCAACAGCTCTCTGCGCAAGACGCAGGACAACCTGCGCGACGTCAACCGGCTTCTGAAACTGGACCCGAAGAATACGGAGCTCCTGAAGCAGAAGTACGAGAACCTGCAGACCGCGATCAAGGACACGAAGGAGAAGCTCGGCACGCTGAAAGAGGCGGAGGAGCAGCTCTCGAAGGAGATGGTCAACGGCGGGACGAAGGAGCAGCAGGAACAGCTGGCCGCGCTCAAGCGTGAGATCATCGCAACGGAGCAGAGCCTGAAACAGCTTGAAGGCGAGGTCGGGTCCGGGTCCGCGGCGTTAGCGCAGATCAGCGCGGTCACGGACGAGTGGTCGGGCAAACTGGAGACGGTCGGCAAGGCCATGCTCCCTGTGACGGCAGGACTGACGGCCCTCGGCGCCGCTTCCGTCGGTGCGTTCAAAGAGGTCGACTCCGGCATGGACACCATCGTCAAGAAGACGGGGGCGACCGGCGACGCGCTGAAGGAGATGCAGGACATCGCGAAGGGACTGGCGACATCCATCCCGACGGACTTCGATACAGCCGGCGCGGCTGTCGGTGAAGTGGCGACACGCTTCGACCTGACGGGCAAGGAACTCGAGGACCTGTCCGCGAAGTTCATCAAGTTCGCAGACATCAACGACACGGACGTGACCTCGGCGGTCGATCAGGCGCAGGCGGCTATGGCGGCCTTCGGGTTATCTGCAGAGGACGCTTCCGACTTCCTCGACACCTTGAACGCGGCAGGTCAGGCAACCGGCACCAGCGTGACAGAAATCGCCAGCGCGATGCAGACGAACGCGGTCGCGCTGCAGGAGATGGGCATGTCTGCCGCCGACGCGGCGAACTTCATCGGAAATCTGGACAAGGCCGGCGTCGACTCCTCGCAGGCGCTCGCAGGACTGCGTAAAGCGCTTCAGAACGCCACGAAGGAAGGCGTGCCGCTGGATCAGGCGCTGTCGGATCTGCAGAGCACGCTGGCAAGCGCGGACACGAACTCGGAGGCGTTCGCATCGGCTATGGAGCTGTTCGGGAACAAGGCCGGCCCTACGTTCGCCAACGCGATCAGAGAGGGCAAGGTAAGCCTTGACGACCTCGGCGCGGCGCTTGACGCAAACGCCGGCAATATCGAGACCACGTTCGCAAACACGCAGGACCCGATCAATGATTTCCAGATGACGCTGAACAACGTGAAAGAGCCTCTCGCGGCACTCGGGCAGACGATGCTTGAACTGGTCGCACCTATGCTCCAGAAGGTCGCAGAAGGCGCACAGAAGGTGTCGGAGTGGTGGAACAACCTGTCGCCGAGCACGCAGCAGCTGATCGTCAAGGTCGCGGGACTCGCGGCGGCGATCGGTCCGCTGGCTTTGGGTCTATCGAAAGTGTTCAGCGTGGTTTCTTCCGTCACAGGTGCGCTATCGAAGGCCGGCAGCGTATTGAGTTTCCTGACGAGTCCTGTCGGTCTTGTCATAGCTGCGATAGCACTACTGGTCGGCGCGATCGTTTTGTTGTGGAACAAGTCAGAAGGCTTCAGGAACTTCGTGACGAACGCATGGAACGCGATCAAGTCCGCTATCATAGCAGCGATCAACGTAATAAAGAGCGCGTTCGAACGACTGAAGAGCGCGATCCAGACGATCAGGACCGCGTTCAACAACGTGAAGCAGGCGATCACGCAAGCGTGGGCGAATATTAAGCAAGCGGTATCACAGGGTATTGCAAACGTTGTGTCGAAGATCATGACACTTCCGAACCGCATCGCGTCCACGTTCACCAACCTGAAGAGCAAGGCGCTTACGTGGGGTCGTGACATGATCCAGGGCTTCATCAACGGCATCAGCGAGAAGTTTGAGGCGATCAAAGAAAAGTTCACCTCGATCGGTGAGTTGGCAAAATCTCTGCTTGGTTTCTCCGTGCCGGAAGAGGGGCCCATGTCTGACGCCGACACCTGGATGCCGGATATGATCGACCTGTTCATCAAGGGCATCCGGGCGAACGAGGGCAAGCTCCACGACGCGATGAACGAACTGGCCGGCGGCATGGTGGTCAGTCCCTCGATCGACGCGGTCAGCACGGCCAACACGTTCGCGATCGAGGCTATGCTGGCGCGGTACCTGCCGCAGATGGGCAATCAGGCGATAGTACTGGATGACGGCACGCTGGTCGGCAAAATAGCGCCGCAGATGGCCTTGTCCGTCAACCAGATCAACTACAGGAAGAGCAAGCTATGAATAATCCGAGAACCATAAAAGCGACGATCACGGTCGTGAAGACCGGCGCAGAGTATAACACGTTCGACGACTGGCACATCGCGATCGGGAACAACGACTACATCGGCGACCCGGCAATCGACGAGAAACTGGTGTACATCCCCGGGAGGTCCGGGTATCTGGACCTGTCCGAGGCGGTCGCCGGCCGTCCGATCTACACGAACCGCGAGATCAGCATCAAGTGCGGGTCCACGCTGTCCGACCGGTTACAATGGGACAACCAGATGTCGGTCATCCGCAACGCGATCCACGGTCAGGTGGTCAGGATCGTGTTCGACAACGACCCGAACTGGTACTGGCAGGGCCGCGCGGAGGTGACGGACTTCGACCGCATGCGCGCGCTCGGCACGTTCAAGATCGAGCTGAACAACGCGCTGCCGTTCAAGTACTATGTGGCCGACAGTCAGGAGAACTGGCTGTGGGATCCGTTCGACTTCGAGGACGGCATTATCCCCGGCTTCACCTCTGTCGATGTGGATGACGAGACGCTGACGATCCCTGTCGGCGACATGCCGATCAACCCGATCATCATCGTGAACAGCCTGACGTCGGACGACCTGGTCATTACCTGGGACGGTGGGAGCCAGACGGTGACGCACACCGGCACGTACCGCTTCCCGGATATGTGGCTGTACTCTGACGCGGCGGTCACGTTCACCGGTCAGGCGAACCTGACGATCAAATACAGGAGCGCGAGTTTGTAATGTATACTATGACACTTGACGAACAGACCTATACCGGCGCGGATCTTCGGTATCTGTACTATCCGGGCGACGAGGAGTTTGTCGTGAGCGACTTCACGGTCAACCTGTCAGGCGAGGAGTGCGGCACGGTCGAGTTCACGATCTACAAGGATCATCCGTATTATGGGTCTATCATCCCACGCATATCCATGATCACGTTCAAGCGTGACGGCAACATCCTGTTCAATGGGCAGGTGCACTCCGTCACGAAGAATATCGACGGGTCCATGAACGTGTACGCGGTCGACGAGCTGGCCTTCCTGCTGGATTCTGTACAGCCGCAGCGATACCTGACGAACGTCATGTACTCGGAGGTCATGAACGTGCTGCTGCAGCATCACAGGTCAGTCATGCCGGAGGAGAAGTGGTTCTATACTGGCAGCGTAGCAGGACCAGGTGACGCGACAGCAAAGGCCAGGAGCGTTGTCACGACCAACTTTGACAAGACACTCGACGTGATCCGCGACGAGATGTCCTACATCACTTATTACAGCGGCGGCGTGATCCGAACGCAGAGCAAACTGATCATGGTCATCGAACGCCCGGACCGCACAGACGTGACGTCGCCGCGGTATCTGAATCTGGTCGAGGTCCACAATAACCCAGTTGTCAGGCAGACGATCAAGGTCGGGTCAAACATGCAGGACTTCCAGCACGCGGTCAGCAGTGAGGATCTGGCGACGGCCCTGATCCCGCTCGGCGCAAAACTCGACACGGAAGTCGTGCCTGGGCTTGAAGCTAGGCTGGACATCACGAACGTGAACGACGGCAAGAACTACATCGTGGACGCTGAAGCGGCGGCGCAGTATGGCCTTATCTTCTCAGTCGTCGAATATGACGATGTGACGTCGCCGTCCAACCTGAAGAAGCTCGCGGAGCGTGAACTCGCGAACAGGCGCGTGCTCATGGACGAGTACACCATATCCGCTGTCGACATGTCGCTGATCGACTCCGACTTTGACAAGTTCGAGATCGGCTTCAACGTACGCGTGCAGGACCCGACAGAACCGGATCGCACTCTGCCGGAGTTTATGATCATCGGCATGAGCATCAACCCGCTGGACCCTTCCAGCAACTCAATTACACTTCTGAAGAGTAACTGGGACTATGAATAATTAAAGGAGCAGAAAATGGCAGATATTAGCGCAGAAATCGCGGCATTCCAGTCCGCGAAATACGGCGAGGACGTTCGCGACTCGATGGTAAGCCTGGCGACAAAGGTGAACGACGAGGTCGAGGCAGCGACGGCACAGGTGGAAGAGAATACGCAGGAAGTTGAGGGTTTCTCGCTCACGATCGGCGAGGTCACGACACTCGATCCGACAGATCCGGCTACAGCCACGATCAGTGGCAGCGGTTACGATCTCGAGCTGAGCCTGGGAATACCAAGAGGTGCTGACGGCGGTGTTGCCGGCGACATCTCGCAGAACGCGGTCAACTTCGCTGACGCTTCCACTCGCGAGAACCTAACGACAGGCCAGACGCTGGCGATCGGCTTCTGCAAGATCAAGAAGTGGTTCAGCGACCTGAAGACGGCGGCGTTTGCGTACATAGCGAACGACTTGTCCACAGATACGGAAGGATACGTACTGGACGCGCGACAGGGCGCTGTGCTGGGCGCTTCCGTGGCTACCAACGCCGCGAACATCCAGGGGCTTCAGACGCTCTGCAACGGCGCCGTGAAGACCGGGTACGTGCAGGTCGTCTCATCGTCCACGACCATCGCGGCCGGCGGGCACATGAACGACACGTCCGTGGCCATCCCGGCGATCACCGGATACACCCCGGTCATGGTCAGCCCGCGTAACACCGGCGGGTCCGGCATGATCCATTTTTATAAGTTATACATCAACGGTTCCAATGTGGTATTTTCACTCGCCAACACTCGTACGTCATCCGTGACCGTGACGAGCGCATACGTCAACCTGCTGTACGTCAAGACGGACATGGTAGGCTAAAGGGGGCAGAGTAATGGACAAGGTAAAGGTCATTGTAACAGCCGTTCTGGCGGCCGTATCGTCGTTTCTGGGCGTGTTATACGTGCCGGTCATGCTGCTGGTACTCTTCAACGTAATCGACTATATAACGGGCTTGTGCGCGGCCAAAAACAGAGGTCAGCGCATATCCTCATACCAGGGCATCCACGGGATCGCGAAGAAGGTGGCGATGTATCTCCTGATCATGGTCGCGTGGGGCATCGACATGCTCCTGATCAGCACTGGGGAGCTGCTGGGCGTTTCCAGCCCGCTCAAGTTCGCCATCGCGTGCGTGGTCTCGGTGTGGCTGGTCCTGAACGAGGCGCTCTCCATCATCGAGAACATGATCGACATGGGCGTGCCTATGCCGCCGTTCCTGAAACCGCTGATCGAGAACCTGAAGACGAAGGTCGAGGAAAAATCGGAGGAACAGGATAATGATTGAGATAACGCAGGCACTGACGCTTGTTAACTTCACGCCTGGCAACGACGGCAGGAAGTACATCGTGCTGCACTACACGGCCAACAAGACCGACACGGCTGCGGCGAACGCGAACTACTTCCGGGCGGAGAACAGGGGCGCGTCCGCGCACTACTTTGTCGACCGGACGTCCATCTACCAGGTCGTGGCTGACGCTAACACCGCGTGGGCCGTCGGAAAGAACTACGGCATCAAGAACCTGTTCGGCTTATGTACCAACGCGAACAGCCTGTCGATCGAAATGTGTTCGACAAACGGCGAAATCGCGGAGACGACGATCCGAAACGCCGTGGATCTGACGAAGATGCTCATGGAGAAGTATGATATACCGGCGGAGCGCGTCGTACGCCATTATGACGTATGCAGTAAGCCTTGCCCCGGCTGGGAGGGCTGGATCCCGCCTGATGAGCATCTCTGGGAAGACTTCAAGGCTCGCCTGGTGCCTGAACCGGAACCAGAGCCGGAGCCCGAGCCGAAAACGGAGGAAACTATGCAGGGACTCATCATAAACAACGGAAAAATCTATTATTACAACATTGAAGCGAAGATCATGTTCTGGGTGCCGAATCCTGACTGTCTGACGCTTCTCAAAGACGAATATAAAAAGAAATACGGTACCGACATCAAGTACATGGCTGCATCGAAGTTTGAAACGCTTAAAAAGCTCATCAAGGGCCGCAGCGTGTAGACATCATGGTTACCCTTTTCCTGCTGGTCTGTCTCTTACTCCTTCTGTCGGACCGGCGATATAGGCCGTAGCTGCCCGGCGACATAATAGGCAGCACATACATGCCCGCGGCCGGGGTCTTGCTCCAGTCTTTCCTCGGCCAACGCGGGCGCTTTTTTTATTGGATCGCATTTTGACTTCGTGGTTGTTTCGTGGTTGTTTCGTGTGAAATTTGATGTGCAAATACTGCACATTTTGTGCAAATACCGCACATTGTGATACAAAAAGAAAGGCCAGTTTTTCCCGAAAAATAAGGAAAAACGCGGATTTCCGCGCTTTTCTTAAATAACGGAGAAGGAGGGATTTGAACCCTCAGCCAATGCCCATTTTTCGGGCTTTTTCGGCATTTCGTGGTTGTTTCGTGGTTGTCTGTCATGAAAAACGTCGGTTTATATAGTCATTTACCTTGTCATTCATCTTCCTGGTGAAGTCGTCTATCTCGTTCTTATAGATGTTGTTCAGAGTCGCCGGAGACTTCCATCCGTGCCGGCCCATGATGTACTGGTCGGGCATCTGCAGAGCATGGCAGAGCGATGCGGAGAAGTGCCGGAGCGAGTGGAACGTGGACTCCGTGCCGACATACTTACGTAGTCTTCGCCAGCGCTGTGTGATCGCGTTCGGCGTGAGTTTGGAGAGTTGGTACTCGCGTCCCTGAAGGAGCTGCATGACGTTCGCCGGCATGAGGACCGTCCTGGTGCTGCTGGCCGTCTTCGTTCCTTTCCTATGAAGTTCGCCTTCCACGCCTTTGACGATGGCGGATCTGACGTTGACCGTGCCGGTCTTGTAGTCGATGTCTTCCGGAGTGAGCGCTACGATCTCGGATCTGCGCAGGCCTCCGAAAGCCGCGAGGTTGATCGCGAGCTCGATCGGTTCGCCCTTGCACAGTGTCAGTATCTCCCTGATCTGCGCCTCTGTGGGCACGCAGTAGCGCTTTGTCTCTGCCGGCGGCAAGTTGACCGCCTTAGGCATCGGAATGGCGTAGAAAGCCAGTACGGCGCTTATGAAGCCGATCGTGTTCCGGACCGTCTTCGGCGAGTACTTCGCGGTGAGGTAGTTGACCAGGCGCTGGATGTCCTGTGCGCCGATGTTCTCCACGCGCTTGTCTGCGATGGCGAAGTTCTCGATCCGTTTCAGCACGATGTAGTACCCGCGAATCGTGGACGGCGACAGGACCGTCTCGTTCGCATGGATAAACTCCTTGGAGGCCGCCTTGAGCGTTGCGGATCCATTTCCGAGACTGCTCCGGCTGTATTGCCACTCGAGGCCCTTGCGTTCCGCCTCCGCCTTCGTATCAGCGGTGAAAGAGGCCTTCATGCCTTCATGATAGACTTGTATCCTCCAGCGACCGGAGGGCAGCTTCTTCGCTTTTGCCATGTCTTTCGCTTTCTATTTCTTGCACATTGTCTTTTTCAAAATCTGCAAATCTTACATGATCCAGTTCATGCAGACATGCTTTTATCTGCTGGTCTTCGGGCAGGTTCCTATCGACGTACACAGTATATCCGTCGATACAGGGCCGCGCGACGGCCTTCACCTTGCCCGGCAAGTCGACCGGATAGATAAACACATTCCCGATCCGTTCCATATCATCACCTCCTGATCATATAGTAGTCGAGGAGGTGTACAAGAAATTGTACATCACCCGTCGGGGTTGGTTGCTTTCATTCGGCGGAACATTTCCGTCACGAGCTTCAGATCCTCAGGGCTCGCGTCTTCGGCTGCATCGAAGAGCAGGTGCAGATCGCGGTTATCGAATATCTTCTGGGCGATCCGGGCCGTCTCGTCGTTCAGATAGTACTTCGGCTCGTCTCCGGAATAAAAATAGTCGAGAGTGACCCCGAAGTAGTTGGCAATTTTCTCCAGTTTCTCCTGCTTCGGCTGGCTTCTCCCTGTCTTCCAGTCTGAGAACGTAGAGCGGCCGATCCCTGTGCT